GTCGGTTTGTTACTAATCAACAACTTATACCATATCTTTGTGATTTACTTTTAACTGGTTTATTGTAGGATTGTATCATAATGAATAACACACCTATTGAAAAAATCACTCTGAAATGCGTCGTTACCGGCGAATTGGTTACCTACCGCGGCTGGGACTACATCTCCAAGCGAATCCAGAAGGCTGGCTCGTTGGATGCTCTTCAAAAGACCTTTACTTCCCGTAAGGGCGCCAAGCTCTCTAACGTCAATAGCTCGATTCTAATGGTTAAGTCCATGGATACCTCTGCTGCCCCAAAGAAGCCGCGGAAAACGAAGCAACAGTCGGTGGACTCGTTTGTAGAGCCCAAGACCAAGAAAGCCAAGGGCAGCATCCAGATGTTTGGGTATGAAGCCCGCCTCGTGGATGGTAAGTACATCCTCTCCAAAGACGGTGAGGAATACACGCAATTCACTGCAAATCCTAACAATGTTTGAGCGATTGTTGATACTCAATCAGTTATAACAATCTAATTGATTTACAAACAGCCACATTTTGATACAATAGTTATTATGAAATTGACCACCAAACTTCCAAACGGCAAGCTCAAAGTGAACAAAGCTGCCATCATCGCCAAACTGCGCAAGACCTATAAGGCTCGCCACGAAGCACTCGCCCTCGGCGTCATCCAAGTCGGTCAGCGAGAAGCTACCGATGTCGCCCTCGACCTTGTTCGCAACAACGTCGACAACTTTATCAACAGCAACGAGGAATAAGATTATGGACCCGAAACAATTCGATTCAATGACTAGCAGCCGTTACGAACAGATCATTGCTCTCATCGAGCAGGAAGCACAGGAAGCCGTTGAGGACGGCTGTGGCGACCGCGGTGATTGCATCCTCGCAATCCTGGATGGTATCGCTCAGGACCTAAACCTTACCCCACGCGCCTAATCTCATGATCGACTTCATCTCAATCGTACTGCTCTCAGTAGTTGCAATCATCTGTGCTTTTGCAATTGTGTGTTTGCTCTATTCCATATCTGTAACCGCATTTAAGCTCGTGCTCATGTGCTTTTTCCTATGGTTACTCATCGCCGTCATCAACTATATCTCGGCGCCAAAATGAACAAAATCTATTCAATTCTACTCGATGTAGTGGCTGCCAGTCTATTTGTCCTCTCGATGTGGCTTATGGGCAGAACCGATGAAAAATGGATTGGTATCATTGTGTTTGCTGCCGCCATGGTTCTCCTCTACAAAGGTGACTCCCTATGGAGCACCAAGTCAGAACCCAAAAACAAAACTAAAAAGTGAGACTCCTCTGCACCCTACTTCTCATTGGCTCATTACGGGCAAATGACTGCGTACCGCTTACCTACCAGACTCTTTCGGGTCTTATGGGTACACCGGTATCCTATAAGGAGTGGGTGCAGAAATTGGTACCGGATAGGCGTACGGCTCCCACACTCTTTGCTTCAATAGAAGCATGGAACAAACGGATGCCGACCACAAAGCTCCAGTGCATCTATGTGGTCTCCAAGGGGCTGGATGTAATGGACTGCAATGTGGACTTCGGTATGCCCTACCTCTGGATAGGTCTGATACCGGATGAGCTTGCCGCAAAGGTACCCGGAAGTGTGGACAGGGATATGGCTCATGCCGCTCTCGCCATTGTAACCTCGGAAGAGGACTACATCATATTCCATACCGTCGAGCAAGGCGTCTATTACACCGAACGCATTACCTCCAAGGAATTCTTTAGTCGAACGTATGCAGTATTCCGCGTCCATTCAAAGTCTCCCATCAACTGGAAGCCATTACCATGAATGAAATCATCGTTTCCGGCGGTACCAAGCTGCAAAAGAAGCTGGTCATGGAAGCCGCCAACTATTACCTCAAAGACCTCATTCCAGCATATTCTGTAATGCTGCTGATCAAACTGCGTAAGGACCTATTCAAGAAGGAGGGTTTAAAAGCAGATTGTATCTGGGAGGACGACCGTAATAAGCCGCGTGAATTCAATATCACAATTGATTCCAGTATGAAAATGCACGGTGTCCTACGAGCACTGGCTCACGAGTGCGTCCATGTGAAGCAGTTTGTGAAACGAGAAATGTGTGATACCGGCAACTGCTATATTACGAAATGGAAGGGTCAGGCGTACCACACCAACAAGGGTAACTACTGGGAACTACCGTGGGAAATTGATGCGTATGGGCGCGAGGTGGGTCTCTACGAAATGTTTGTGACCAACAAGCGCCATACCAAGAAACCGTGGTACACTAAGGACCGAGACTATTAATCAACCTATTTAATTCCCATCCCTTTACGGACATCATGATACATTGTATCCTTATGAGCTGCAGTCATTTTTGAAGGAGCTCCCGCATGAAAGGCTTTTTTATTACCGGAAGCGGCGTGAGAACGCATTTTGCTTGCTGAAATACCTTTGGTACCTTCTGCATCCGGATCGCGTTCTCCTGCAGAATGTACCGTAATTGATTTAAACTTGTAGCCCTTATGGCCGTTCGAAGAAGGAACTCCGTTATACTTATGAAGTAATGCGTGAGTGTCTTTTGCGCGATCAGATCCCATTACAACATGTAAATGCTGAACGCCTTTGTCAGAAAGATCGGCGGCATGATGGAGAATCGTCGGCTTTTCCTTGCTGGATGAAATTATATTTGTTCCAGGAAATGCATGTTTTGCGTGCTTTACCTTTTGAGATGGACTCAATGGATTCTTCTTTGTATCATGACTATGAGATAAGATTACGGTATGTCCAGCATTATACTTTTTGGCCACATCGTGAACTTTGTTCACTACATTTTCGTGTCCATGAGTGATTGGATTCATCCGTCCAAATGCAAGAACGTGGTGTGAACCTTCCGATTTTGCTGCTTCTTTTACAAATTGTTTAAATGATAGCATAATTATTGTGCTCCGTGATACGCCTTAATGCTTCCGTCATGCTGTACATGCCATGCGTGAATTTTTGTGTTTGGATGCTTTTTACCCAAAGCTAAAGAGTGATCAAGGTTTTCCTTACTGTCATCATATACATGGACATTCTTGAATTTATGTTGGGCAATATGATGATCAATTACACGTGCTTTCTTTTCGGCAACGCTGCCGGGAGTCTTATCGTTACCCGCGCGGTTCACGTGAATGTCGTGAATCGGTAAACCGTGCTTTTTGAATTTTGCAAGGTACTTGTCCTTATCATTCATATCACCTCTGGCAGTATTGATAATGATCTTATGTTGAGGAGAATTCTTGATGTTATTATGAATCGCCTTCACCTTGGCCAACATCTTATGGATAGGATGCGATTCATCATGAAACTTTTTAGAATCCTGAAATTCACTATAATCGTAGTGATGTCCAGGAGATAGTTTATGATGATTGTATTCCGAATTGCTTAGCGATGCCACGTGCTTCTTTCCGTGCATCACGTGCACCTTTGCATTTGTCTTGAATAGAGTTTCGTCCACATCAAATGAATGAAGTGTTCCGTGTTCGCCTGCTTCGGCTAAAAACTCAAGGAATGATTTCACGGTTTTTTGGCTGCCCAAGGTTTTACTTTTAGGAGATTTGCTTTTGCAAATTCCGACCGATTAACCAATTTAGTTGGTTCAGTTTTTCCATTGTGGGTGTGGTTGATTACAAAGCCTTCGGGTTTTGATTTTACACCGTTAATATGGTGTTCAAGACCACCCTCGTGCTTTTCAAGGTTTCTCACCAAAGTATTCTTTGCTGCGGCAAGATGTCCGTGCATTGCCAATAGATTGTTATAATGACCAGCGTGCTTTTTAATATGTGCAACGTGTTCTGCTCCTGCTGCTTTTGCTTTATTGATTCCTGCTGGGGTCTTTAATTTGCTAGCAATCTTTTCGTGTTGCGCAGTAATATGAGATTGGAATCCCGATGCACTTGGAGTCTGATCGTGGCGGACGGTATGGTTGATATATGTTGCTAAATGGCCGCTATCACCCTGATGCTGTTTTGTTGCTGCATACATTTTGGCGCCGTGTTTATCGTGAATTGCCTTTGCGGCTGCCATATGTTTGTGGAATGTATCCTGCTCGTGTTTAGGATAATCAATTTTTCCCGTATCATGTTCCGCGGTTTTCATATGTACATCCGGATGATGAGTAAAATTATGTGTGTCAGGATGTGGGCTTACCGACATATGCTCGAATCCTGGTTTTGTAGGATTCGGATGATATTGCTGATGCACCACAACTCCAACATGCGAACGCTTTACCTTTTTCTCCTCATCTCCGTGAGCAGTATATGTAATGGTATTTGGGGTGAAAGAAACGGCTTCGTGTATATTATGATCCTCACGAGAATGCATAACGTCTCCCTGATAAACACCGTGTTTTGGAGTGACCTTAGGAAGATGTTTTAGAGCGGTCTTTAATTTACTTGCAAGACCAGGAGCGTGACCGTAGTGTTTATCAACTTCTGCTGGACTATGGGCCAGCTTTGGGTCTTTATTAAATGCAGATTTTGTCGCAACAAAAAACTTCTTTGTTACCGGATGATGTCCGAAAACAATTGACGGAGCTCCATCATACTTCATCGTTAGATCGG